GGGCAAAATGCCTTACTTTGACAAAGATGCAATCCGAGAGTGCCTAACCTTAGGGCCTAACTACGTTGAACAAGACTACGAACTTGAACTCAAAGATGACCAACGAACCGACAGCATCGCATCCTCCAAGTTCGAAGTGTTGGAGTATTGGGGCGTTATGGATGCCGAATACGCCCGTCAGGTTGGCATGGAAATTCCTGAAGAAGTTGATGACTTGGACGAAATCCAAATTAATGCCTGGGTTTGCAATGGTCAGGTACTACGGTCTGTTGTCAACCCCTTTACACCTGCCCGGATTCCCTACAACGCATTCCCTTATGAGCGGAATCCTTACTCCTTCTTTGGGATCGGTGTCGCAGAAAACATGAACGACAGCCAGCAAATTATGAATGGTCATGCTCGCATGGCTATTGATAATCTGGCTCTAAGCGGTTCCCTAGTCTTTGACGTAGATGAGTCTATGTTGGCTGGTGGTCAGTCCATGGAAATCTATCCCGGTAAAGTATTCCGCCGCCAAGCGGGTATGCCGGGACAAGCTATTCACGGCCTGAAGTTCCCCAACACTTCTCAAGAAAACATGATGATGTTCGACAAGTTCCGGCAGCTTGCTGACGAGCAGACGGGCATCCCCAGCTATTCGCATGGTATGACCGGCGTACAGTCCATGACCCGGACGGCCTCTGGTATGTCCATGTTGCTTGGAGCCGCTTCCCTTAACATCAAGACTGTGGTTAAGAACCTAGATGATTTCCTTCTTAAGCCTCTAGGCCAAGCATATTTCCAGTGGAACATGCAATTCTTTGAAGGCAATATTAACACCGAAGGCGATCTAGAGATTAAGGCCCAAGGCACCAACTCTCTTATGCAAAAAGAAGTTCGGTCCCAAAGGTTGACCATGTTCCTTCAAACGGCCCAGAACCCAGCCATTGCACCGTTCGTCAAAATGAGTAAGTTGATTTCTGAACTTGCCTATAGCCTTGACTTAGACCCCGACGAAATCCTCAACGACCCCGAAGAGGCTGCAATCGCCGCACAAATCATAGGAATGCAAAATAATGTTGGACAAGCAACTAGCCCAGAAGCTCTCGCCGCTGGTCAACAACCCGGAGCTATGGGAGGCCCTGAAGGAGTTCCTGGCGTACCAACGGAACTTGGAGCTACAGGGACTGGTGGTGGCAACATCGGAACTGGAAGTGTACCGGCGCCAGGGGAAGGTGAATTCTCTGGACAACCTCCTCAAGCTTAAAGATATTGTGAACGTAGCGCGAAAGGAAAAAGACCATGAATGAAGATGAAATGATGACTCCTGGGGCGCTACTGGTTCCTGTTGAAATGCAGGGTGTTCCACAAGACACTTACTCTAACATTCCCGAAGAAGATATGCAGGATGTTATGGATTCTCAACTTCCTGACGACGAAATGGAAGATGATTTTGTCGAGTATGTTTTGGGCCAAAGCCTAGAAGAATCCGAAATGGACTACTTGATGGATGCTCTTGAGGCTGATGATCGCCTAAGCATGATCTTCGACAAAGTAATCTTAGCCTCGTCAGAGTTTTCTGGCGCAGGAGAAGTAGAAGGCCCCGGAGACGGAACGTCCGACTCCATCCCCGCAAGGCTTTCGGACGGTGAATTTGTATTCACCAAAAAAGCTACCGATCAAATTGGTGCCGATAATCTGCAAACCATGATGGATGACGCAGAGCGGGCCTATGATGGTGGTTTGATGCGCAAGGCTATTGGTGGTGTGGTTGATGATCCAACTAAAGCTGATTCTAATCTTCCTACGGATCAAATGAACGAAGAAGAATTGAAGAAGCAAATGATGAACGCTAACCGCATGCCTAGCCTAATGTACCGATAAGGCCACGGAGTAATCCCCCCTTATCACCCTTAAAATATATTGACCTTGAGGCCACCTTGTAAGTTCAAGCCCTGTGTTAGAAACGCGACTAGCATGGCTACCTTGAAGACAAAACAAGCCCCAAAAGGAGAGTGAATGATGTCTGAAGTAGAGGAGCGTAAAGCTAACCCGTACAATGCCCGTAAAGACTGGCACACGCCAGACCGACCGGCGCAAGCAAGTGCGGACTCGTTGTTCTTTGAAACTGAGGCCACTCAAGAAGAAGCTGAAGAAGCTTCTGAGACCCCTCAAACCAAACAAGAACAGCGGCCACGAGCCAATTATAAAAAGCGGTATGATGACCTCAAGAAACATTACGACGACAAGATTGCTGAGTTTAAGCAACGAGAGCAAGAACTTCTAGCACAAGCACAAGGGGCACAACCTCAATACCAGCCCCCGCGAAGCCAAGAAGAGCTTGAAGCGTTTAAAGCTAAGTATCCTGAGTTGTATGAAACGGTCGAGACTGTTGCTCATTTGCGCAGCCAAGATCAGGTAAATGCCCTTCAACAAAAGCTACGAGCTATTGAAGAGCGTGAAGCTGAGTTTTCGCGGCGTGAAGCAGAAACTAAACTGCGCGAGCGGCACCCTGACTTTGAGGACATTCGCGGCGACGAGCGGTTCCATGCCTGGGCCAAAGAACAACCTACCGAAATTCAACGGTGGGTCTACAACAACCCAGACAATGTTACCCTTGCTAGCCGTGCTATCGATCTTTATAAGATGGAAAATGGCATTAACATTAATGCTCCGAAGCCTAAGTCGAATCGTTCACAATCTGCCAAGTCTTCTGCTGCAGATTTTGTTTCGACTAAAACTACTGCTGTCGATACTAAACAGCCGAAGATTTGGACCCAGCGGGAAATCGCCGCTCTGTCCATCGATGATTACGATAAGTATGAGCAAGAGATTGATCTTGCAATTCGTGAAGGCAGAGTAGCACCTTAAACTACTTTTTGTCTTTTTTAGGAGGCCATAATGGCTTATAACGTTTCTGATCAGTATTTTGAACCGGCTACCGATACCGATGCGAACTTCGCAAACTCTGTCTCGGGTCAGACCAACTCGTTCTTCCTGCCTGCCGTTTACAGCAAGAAGGTTCTTAACTTCTTCCGTAAGTCGTCTGTTGCTGAAGCAATCACCAACACCGACTACGCAGGCGAGATCACGGCTTTCGGTGATAGCGTTCGCATCATCAAAGAGCCGACGATCACCGTGTACCAGTACGAGCGTGGTCAAGACGTAACGCAAACCAAACTCACCGACCAAGAGATCACCCTGGTTGTTGACACGGCTAACGCCTTCAAGTTCATCGTGGACGACATCGAAACCTCCATGTCCCATGTGAACTTCAAGGAAGTTGCTTCCAGCTCCGCTGCCTATGCTCTCCGTGATGCGTTTGACGCAGGCGTGATGGCTAAGATGAAGGCAGGCCTTGCTGCTTCTGCCCCTGATCACACCCTGGGTGCTGACAGCGGTACGGCTCTTGGTGCTGGCGTGTACGACGGCGCAGGTGCTATCGACCTTGGTGTTGGTGAAACCGACCCGCTGGATGTCCTGGCCCGTATGGCTCGCCTCCTCGACGCACAGAACGTGCCGGAAGAAGGCCGCTGGGTTGTTGCTTCCCCGGACTTCTACGAGCAGCTTTCTCAAAGCTCCTCCAAGCTCCTGTCCGTGGACTACAACGCCGGTCAAGGCTCCATCCGCAACGGTCTCGTCAGCTCCGGCAAGCTCCGTGGCTTCAGCATGTACAAGTCCAACAACCTGCCTGCAGTGAGCAGCGCAACGGGCTTCCTCATGGCTGGTCACATCAGCGCCGTGGCTACGGCTCAGACGATCACCAGCACCGAAGTGCTTCGTGACCCGACGAGCTTTGGCGACATCGTGCGTGGCCTCCATGTGTATGGTGCCAAGGTGCTGCGGCCCGAGGCTCTCATCGGCGGCTTCTACGTCATCGACTAAAAACTAGCGTCTAGTTCTCTGGGGGCTTAACGGCCCCCGGAGTTTTACTAAGAGGTTATTATGCTAGTAGGAACTCCAAACAAACCCTTTCGACTTAAGGTCCGAGATAAGCAGGTTGGTAAACCGCCCCGTGGTGACCAAGAAAAGTATGCTGCTGGTTGGGACCGAATCTTTGGAGACAAAAAAGATGATGTACGAAAATAAAAAGAAAAAAATGGGTATGATGTGCGGCGGTAAAGCTCATCGTTCCAAGAAAGCTATGGGCGGCATGATGAAAGGCTCTCAGCCTTCTTACAGCGAAGTTATGCCTAAGTGCATGCCTAACTAAAATGATCTATAAATCTAAAGACATTTTTGAATGCGAGCGCATGAAGCAGATTCCTGATAGCTCTACGCGCCAACAGCCCGTCCAAAAAGCTAACTAGAGAAAACTATGGCTGCTACCTATCTGGAACTGACAAACGAATTGATCCGAGAGTTAAATGAGGTTTCCTTAACTTCAGCAACTTTTGCGGGAGCCATTGGCATTCAGCAACATATCAAAGACTGCGTTAATCGCGCATATCTTGATATTGTTAACGAAGAGCCTCAATGGCCCTTTTTGGCTGTTGCAGATAGTGGTGATACCGATCCTTTCTACGGTAATGTTTATGTAGAAACTACGGCTGGTACCCGTTGGTACGAATTGAAGCCTAGTTCTGCTAGCCTTGTAGATGACTACGGCTATGTAGACTGGGACAATTTCTATATTACTACCATCGGTGTAAGTGGGGCATCAGAACCCTACACCAGCCGTAATCTGCGTTATATTACCATCGAAGAGTTTAAAGACTTCCATCGCGCAGAAGAAAATAATGACGATGCAACTTCTCAGAATTGGGGTGAGCCTCGTCGAGTGTTTAAGAGTCCTGACAACCGCAAGTTTGGTTTGAGTCCTATTCCTGATGATACCTATAGAGTTTGGTTTTATGCTTATAACCTTCCGACAGAACTAAGTCTTTATTCTGATCAGATTGTTATTCCTAATATTTATAAGCCTGTGTTGCTTGCACGGGCCCGTTACTATATTCATCAGTTTAAAGAGAACTCCCAAGCAGCGGCTTTTGCCCTACAAGACTATCAGCGTGGTCTGCGCCTCATGAAATCTAATCTCATGGAGCCTGCACCTGACTACATGAAAGATGACCGAGTAAGGTTCGTTTAATGTCACAACCTTTTGGTATTTCATGCAAGGGTGGCCTCAACACCAATCTCAATGAACTTGAGATGTTGTCGCAGCCTGGGGCAGCTACAAGGCTTAGAAACTTTGAAGTTGACCCGGACGGTGGCTATCGGCGCATCAACGGCTTTACGCTCTATGGTGGAGATAGCGCTACTCGTCCTGAAAGTGATACGGCGATTCTTGGAATTTTTCCGTATGCTTTGGGCATTGTTGTCTGTGCAGGCACCAGTGTTTATTATACCGAAGATGGCATTACTTGGATTCAAGTAAATAAAAACACTGGGCATGTAGGCGTAACGCAAGCAGTTCTTGCAGGCACTGCAGAGCTTGATCGGCCTAACCAGGGCCAAGCTCAATTTGTATTGATGAAGGCTCCTACGGGCCACACTGATAACGAATACGGCGCATTAAGCATTGCAACTGCTGGTGGCGATAAGCTTGCTCATTTCCATATTGATGGGACAGGGGCAAGCCGCCTATTTATCTACGAAGAAATTTCAACGCCTGCAGCCGCCACCTATATTGAAGAGCATGATAAACATCTTTGTGTCGTTGATATTGTTAATGCTCCTAGCACTGTTTATTATTCTAAAACTAATGATGATCGTGATTTCACAGGAGTGGGTTCGGGCGCAGTAACTATTTCTGACCGGATTGTTGGTATTAAGTCCTTCCGTGATTCTTTGTATATTTTTTGTGAAAATACTATTCATCGTCTAGTTAATATTAACGACTCTGGAAGTGTTGCAGTTGTTCAAGTTACTAACAACGTAGGTTGCCTGTCCGGTTACTCCATTCAAGAAATTGGTGGTGACTTGGTGTTTCTTAGCCCTGACGGTATTCGTACTGTTGCTGGTACGGCCCGAATCGGCGACGTTGAGTTGGGATCAGTATCCCGACAAATTCAAAGTATCATTGGAGACATTGCAGCCTCCATTAACACTTTCACTATTACTAGTTGTGTGTTGCGTTCTAAGTCTCAGTATCGTTTGTTTTATACTACGGCTACCGAGTCTTCGACGACCGCAAAGGGAATTATTGGGACTTTAACGGCTTCAGGGTTTGAGTGGTCTGAGACCCTAGGCATCCAAGCACTTGGCTTAGTCTCCGGTTTTAACATAGATGGCATCGAAAAACTTTATCATGGTGATAAAGACGGTTACGTTTATAATCACAATGTAGGAAATTCTTTTAATCCTGCAGGTACTGCAACCAGCATTGATGCTATTTATCAGACGCCAAACTTTGATTTTGGTGATATTGGAACTCGTAAGACTGTTAAGTATGTTCGTATTTCTTTTAGCCCCGAAGGTGAGATTCAACCTAACCTTCGTATGCGTTTTGATTATGATGATACGAACATTACGCAGCCCCCAGACTATGCACTGACTTCTATTCCGCTTCCTGCTATTTTTGGTGCTGCGCTTTTTGGTGCTGCAACCTTTGGGGCAACTAACGACCCTATGGTCAGGCAGGCGGTAGAAGGCAGCGGAAACACTGTAAGCTTTAGAATTCAAAGTACAGATACGAATGCACCTTACGCAATCAACGGTCTGTATATTGATTACATGCCATCGGGCAGGAGATAAAAAAACATGGCTCAAAATTATACCCGCCAAAGTGCCTTTAGTGATGGCGATACCATTACGGCTACTTTATTTAATGATGAGTATAATCAGCTTGTCAATACGTTTAATTACTCTTCTTCCGATGCTGGGGCTACGGGTCACAGGCACGACGGCTCTTCGGGCCAAGGCGGCAACATCTTCCGCATTGGTGACCTAGACTTCTTCAATAAGATTGAGGCGGATAGCTCTAACAATCGTTGGGGTTTTTATGTAGAGGTTGGTGGCGCCCCCGTTGAGCAACTGCGCATTCAAGATGGTGTTTTTGTTCCTGTAACCGATAACGATATTGATATTGGAAGTCCTTCGGCAGAATTTAAAAACCTTTATCTTGATGGTACCGCAACCATTGACACCCTTGTTGTCGATGAAACGGCAACTATTGCTGGTGCAGTTACGTTTAGTTCTACTTTGACTGTTGCAGGTAATGCAACCTTTAACGGCAATACCACCATTGGTAACGCTGCAACGGATACCGTAACCATTACGGCTGATGTTGCCTCTAATCTTATTCCTAGTGCCGACAGCACTTATACCCTTGGTGATGCCACTAACTATTGGTCTTCGGCTTATGTTGACGCTCTCACAACTACTGGTAACGTGTCTATTGGTGGTGACCTTACTGTTACCGGCAACGCGACCATCTCAGGAAACCTTACGTTTGGTGATGCCGATACCGACACTGTTAGTTTTTCTGCTGATGTTAGCAGTCATATTCTCCCCGATGTAGATGATACTTATGACCTTGGTAGCTCCACTAAAGAATGGCGTGACCTATACATTGATGGCACCGCTAACATTGATAGTCTTGTAGCAGACACTGCAGACATCAACGGCGGTACCATTGATGGAGCAACCATTGCAACCTCTGATGTGACCGTAGGGGCCGGTAAAACCCTAGATGTCTCTGCAGGCACCCTAACTCTTGCAGACAATCAAATCTCTGGAGATAAGGTTGAAGGCGGCACCATTGCAGCAACTACCATTACCAGCTTGGCTTCAACGACTGTTGATACCACGAACATCGAAGTCACCAACCTCAAAGCTAAGGACGGCACCGCTGCAGGTTCTATTGCAGATACGACGGGTGTTGTAACTATCGCCTCTTCTGTGTTAACTACTACGGACATTAACGGCGGTACTGCGGACGGTGTAGTGATCGGTGGCAGTACCCCCGCTGCAATTACAGGTACGACGGTCACGGCGAACACCAGCCTTACGGTTAACGCTACGACTACTATTACTGACATCCTCGACGAAGACGACATGTCTTCTGACAGCGCCACGGCGTTGGCTACGCAG